CATTTAAATTTTGATAATTCAGTTATATTATTTTCTACTGTTTCTAATCTTTTAATAACAGCTTTATGCTCTTCAGAATTTGAATGCTTCACTTCATCAATCATTTTAATCATAAGTTCATCAGTCTTGAGACTTTGCTCAATACGTTCATCGTGCTTAGCAAGGATTGTAGCAATACGAGAATTACCTTCAGAAATTTTATCTACAGCATTCTCCAATTTGTCTAACATCTCCCTTGAAAGTGATTCATAGATGTTTAATTTAGATTCCAATACATCTAACTTGGCTAGGTCTTTTGAAAAATTATTAAACATCTACTTAATCCTTAAACGTTTTTTACTGCAAACTCAAGAGCACTCTGGAATGTTACAGCATCCTTATTTAACATATAACGAAACTTATCTTTGTTAGTATCGTCAAGTTGAGCATAAGCAGCAGCGATACGCTTAGCAGAAAAGTTGTCAAGATTTTGTTGGGTGCCATTTTCAAAAGTAATCTTGGCAAATTCAGTTTCACCACTTGGATTTAATTCGGATGTAGCAACACGAAGTGCAACTTCAAGTGCGTCTACAGTAGTTGTTGATTCATTCATAATTTCACCTTCAGGTTGATAAGAGTTTTTCAATGATGCTTTTTGTTGCTGTTGTGATGCTTTCTTTTTAAAATCAGAAAGACGTGCTTTAACTAAGGTATCCATTTCCTTAGTTTTCGCTTGCATTTTTGATTTTGCTTCGGCTCTCTTCTTTTGAAGATCCTTAGCACGATTTAGTTTTTTCTGTTGTGTAATCTGTTTCTGGGCTCTCTCGGTTTCTGATGGAGCCGCTTCGGAAATTAGATTTTCGATTTCTTCTTTCATTTTTTTTCTTCGGTTAATGCGAGAGAGTAAACTTTTTGCTCCCTTAGAACGTCCATCAATATAATCTTTATTTGCTTTTTTATACGCTCTATGTGAACGTGGTTTCACAACTACAAGTGCAGGTGGCATAGACAGTGAAGAACCATCTCCTGCTTTCATTTCATTCAAATTAGATTCAGTTGCTTCAGACATTCTTGATCAATTTCTTGGTTAAGGGACTCTGGTAATCTATTTAGGAATACTAGAAATGCTTTTAATAATGGCCAATACGTTGCTTCTATCTTGAAAAATAGAAGCGGTGTAGCAGCGTCATCAAAAGCATTATACATGAGAATAATATGATTTAGAATTAGATGAGTTTTCAATTCACCATTTGTTTCATATCTTTTGAATAATCTTTTGATATATTTGAATCGATTCAAATCTTCTTCGAAGTCCTCATACGTTACCGATGTAGGATTATCATAATGTTTCATTGCAAACATGATCCAATTATCTTTAGTCAACTCATCAAATATCATAGATTATCATGCATAGGTAAGTGAAGCAGAAGTAGAAATAATCTCTTCAGTACCACCAGCAGAGGTAATCTTCACACGGAACTTATAACCATCGTAGGTTGCTTTAGCTGCTGCAGTGAGAGTAAGAGTTGCTGTGGTAGCACCAGTATAAACACCAGTATTTGTAAGATTAGTCCACTTAGCTGTTTGCGAAGCAGTTTGGTATTGCCATTGATAAGCAAGAGCTCCAGGAGTTCCAGTAGTAGAAGTAGAAACAGCAAATGTTCCAGTGAAAGGAGTTGCTGCACCAGTTACATTAGCAGGTTGGGATGTGATAGTAACTGCAGATGCTACGTCTGCTGCAATAGTATCATCAGCCTGAGTTTCGTTAGCGTTAAGATCTGGATTAGCAATCGTTATAAGATGCTCTGCTTTATGGCGAGTATTACCATTTGTATCCGTGTATGTAAAATATGACCACCATCCAGGAGCATTAATACCACGTACTTTGTTTTCATTCAAAGCAGCTTCTGTATTATCGACAAATACAATTGTTTTTGCTTGTGCAGAAGAAGCAACACCTCTACCTGCTTTAGTTTTATTAGTGTTGCTATCAGTCCTTCCGTATAGAGACATTTATACTCTCCGATTAAACTTTATATCTAAGAAATATTTATAAAAAAAGGGGAGTTACCTCCCCCAAGAAATCTAAATTTTATTTAAAAATCAGCAATTCTTTAGAAGTGCTGTTCTTACAGTTCCCGCAATTACATCATCAATATCATTATCGGTAGTTTTTACATAACGCTCAAGTAGTTCAACTACTAGACGCTTAGTGTGACAAGAACCAAGTGCTGCAAAAAGAATTGGTTTTACTAGTTCTACAATTGCTCCCATAATACCCTCCGTATGTTTGTTTTGGGTTTCCCTTTTTTATTTATTCTTTCTCTTGACTTTTTAAAGCTCTAAGAATATATTTCTTATTCTTTTTTTTGCTACCGTCAGTGTCATCTGCTTCATTTGGAATATTGGGCATCACCTCAACGGTTGCCCCCTTCACTTTTTTTCTTCTTCGATCTCCTTACGAATTTCCATCTCTTCCTTCATCTTCTTTTTAGCAGCAATAATTTTGCTTACTTTACCACGACGAGCAGCAAGATACTTATCTGACTTATCATGATCGCCATCATTATCAATGTCCTTATCTTCCTTGCCTACTGGATCAAGTTTCTTTTCGGTAATATCAACATCTTCTTTCTTCATCTTATTCTTTTCTTTCCAAGCAGTTGCATATGCAATGCTCTTTTCTTTTTCGGAAACACCACCTTTAGAATAACCCTTCTTGATGTGCTTTACCATACGCTCATACTTTTCACCTGGAGGTGCTTTCTCATCAAGTTCAATAACACCAATTTCTTCTTTCACACACTTGTCTTTACCATTCTTGGTTCCAGCATACTTATAACCTTTCCAGCAAGCTTTACCATCAGCACCTTGCTCTTTACCTTCTTCATTCTTTTTCTCGAAAACATAATGAATATTATCAACCATTAGGTTGAAAGCTTCCTTCATTGTTTCTTCTTTTTCTTTCTTTTCTTTTTTCTCTTTCTTCATTTCGGAATGTCCAGATCCACAGGATTCTTCCATTTTATCTTCTTTTTCATCACATGAACATGGATCTTTCTTACACTCCTTGCACTTCTCTTCCTTAGCAAGGATAGTTGTGTTACGAATAGTAGCACCATGTGATTGCTTGATACCAGAACCAGTGCGAAGATCTACTGCTGGATCTGCCGCACCTGCACCTGCTTTTGGATCTTTCTTTGTAATCGTGTCTGTGTTCTCTTTCTTAGGTAGCGTAGGAATTCCTTCTTCGGATACCTGCTTCACCCCACCAAGATAAGCAGCGGTTGATTCAATTAATGCTTTAGAGAAATCATCATGATGACGAACTGTTGTCGTTGGTTTCTGTCTGTCCATTTGTAAAGAATATACTTTTTTTCCTTTCTTTATTTATGTTTTCAGACACATTAACCTCACGGATATCCTTCACCCAGGCACGGAACATTCTACTATCTTCTGTAATAACAATAACATAGTTAGTTCCAGAACGATGAATACGTCCTTTTTCTCCAGTGACTGCAGACATTACATAGTCACCTTCTTGGAAAACTTCTTTTTGAATATAACGCTCACGAAGAGTTTCTTGTCTTAACTGCTTGAAATTTTTCATTTTGCGTTATTTGTTAATGGAGAATAGGAGACTCGAACTCCTGACAGCCTGCTTGCAAAGCAGGTGCTCTACCAACTGAGCTAATTCCCCAACATGTATTCTACTGTGTTTGCTACATCGTTCATTGCATCACGAAGATTTGGACGTTGCCCAGATTCTTGTTTAACAATAGGACGGTGATCATCAGTAAGAGTCCATCTCCATTGTTTCATTTCTTCGCAATACCACAAATTAATTTTCATATGAATAGAGATAGACTAAACGGAAAGGGTGGGATTCGAACCCACGGATGCTTTCACATCGCTAGTTTTCAAGACTAGAGCCTTCAACCACTCGACCACCTTTCCAAAAAAGCATCAGAATGATGCATCATAATACTTATTTATTTCAAGTTCCTCATACTCATGTCGTTGAGGATCGTAGATATTATCTAGATCCTCTTTGCTGATGTTATGAGCAACTATTTCTTTTTGATCGTAGACGTGATAAATTTTATCGGTCGTCTGCTGCTCGATTTTCGGAATAGAAGACATCAAACTCTCCTCCTGGATAACGCTTAAGTAGTTTGTTTACGTTAGTGGAAATCACATCATCAAACGAAACCTCTAGAGCATTACATGCTTGGGCAACATACCACATGATGTCACCCAACTCAATAATAAGATGTTCTCGATTGTCGTCGTTCCAAGGCTTACCTTGGAATACCATCTTTTTAATGATCTCAAGAAACTCACCACCCTCAGCATTAATACCAACGCCAGCAGTAAGCAGTCGTTCAATATTGGCACCCTTAGAATCAAGTTCAACAAGACGATCAGAAAGATATACAAAATCTTTGGAAGCATCGGATGTTACTTCATCAACGAATTCAACATAACGATCAAAGTCAACGTGCTTAGTCATAGATTAGATTACGAACTGGGAAAATTTATTAATACGAGATTGTTTGCTTGAGATTTCCTCAAATGCTTCATACGGTTCTTCCTCCACAGAATTGAGAAGGTCACCACCGTCTGAATCCTCTACATTATACAGCTTCATCTTCGATCTGTCAACCCCCACAGTAAATCTTTTGTTGAATGTGGGATCGTTATATCGGTTCTTGAGTTGTTTGACCATGATGCGACCAGATTGTTCAAGTTCCTCAGTAGCGATAAGAGCAAACATAAAGTCAGCTGTAGCGGGAAGACCAAAAGACTCGGAAGTATCGGTAATATCAACGTCGCTATTGCCAAAGCCACTCCTAGTAGTTTGAGTAGCAGAAACAATTGGAAGGTCATGCTCAACAGCAAGACCTCTAAGTTCTTCAGCAATTGCTTTAACATAGGTGTAACTATTTACGATTTGACCTTTGTATCTTGAAGATGCACATATGTTAAGGTAATCGATAAAGATAATGTCAGGTTTGAAATATTTCTTCAAACTCAACTCATTAAGGAGTGCCTTGAAATGACCAGCATGAGCAGACGCAGTTGGATATTCTTTGATAATAAGTTTACCCTGTGTCTTGTTACCAATCTCTTTGATGCGAGATGTAAAGATTGATTCTGGAATAGAACCAATATCTTTAATATTTACATTCAAAAGATTAGCATCGATACGTTCTGCAATTTTTTCTTCTGCCATTTCAAGGGTAATGTAAAGAACATTCTTTCCTTGAGATAAACATGCAGAAGCAAAGTGACACATAAAAAGAGATTTTCCAACACCAGTTCCAGCAAGTGCAACGTTAAGTGTTTTATTTGGTAGACCACCTTTAGTAATAAGATTAAACTTCTCAAGATCAAAGGGAATCTTCTCTTCTTTCAAGTGGTAATAATCATAACGCTCTAAAGCATTATCAACATAATCATGTCCTACATGTTCGTCGAAAGATACTGCCAAGGCTTCTTGTAGGATACTTGGGATCGCATCCTTTGATACCTTTTGATCGCCTCCATCTGCGATCTTGATCGACTCAAGGAGGGCAAGGTAGATTGCTCTATCTTTACACCATTTTTCTGTCGTATCAATAAGCCAGTTATATTCAACATCAACTTGATTGAGTTCTTTAATTTTCTTAACTGCGTTCTGATACGATTCCTCATTTAAATCTTTTCTTGTTTGTAAATTAATTTCAAGCACTTCCGATGTAGGTTGTGCTTGATACTTACTAGCAAAGTCCCAAATCTCTTCGTAGATTATCTTTTCAGAATAATCTTCAAAGTATTCTGGTTTAATAAAAGGAACTACCTTGCTATAGTAATTTCTATTAAAAAGTAGGTTTCTTAAAATAGTTTGTTCAATCCTCTCCATCTTCTGCTCCATACGTAAATTCTTTCTTGGCTTGTTGCTCAAGAAGTTGCATTACGTCTGGAGTAAAGTATTGTTCTGGATCAGCAAGAATTTGTTTGCCATAAATTTTCTTCCCATCAATTTCATAACGACCAGCAGTATTCTTCCAGAGACCAGCACGTTCTCCCAATTCCAATAGACCGTAATGCTGTTCTAGACCACGTTCATCAAAGAACAAACGTGTTTCAATTTTAGATCCCTCACGGGTCAGACGGGACTTTTTCGCCTCACATTTAATAATGTTTCCGACCAGATCGGTTCCTTCTTTTTCTTTTTTCTTCGAGAGGTAAACGATTGTGCTAGCAGAATACTTAAGACCACTACCACCGCCCATCTCTTTTGTAGGAACGTAAGCACCAACAACGTCATAGGTATGATTTGTTACTAACATTGGAATGTTTGCCTTGCCAAGTTTCAACGTAAGAATCCTAAACACAGATTTAACGAGTTGGGCTTTCGTCATATCACGAACGTTTTTATCGTCCGAGGCATCTTGAACTTCCTTGTTGGTGGCAAGCATACCCAAGGAATCTAACACAAACATAAGTGGTTTGCGTTCTTCCTTAGGTTGCTCCATGTATTTATCAATGATACGTACAGCCTGTGTACGAAACTCTTCAATAGTATCAATAGGAAAAATAACAAGTCGCTTTGAATCGATGTTGCGACTTTCGATCATTTGCTTACTAATAGCGGATTCTGTTTCAAAATAAATGACTCCAGCATCGGAATCAGTATCAAGGAAATGACGGACAACAGAAAGACAAAAGAAGGTTTTACCTGTACCACTGTCTCCTGCAAGAGCGGTGATTTTGTTTGATGGGATTCCACCAAACAACGAACCAGAAACCAACGCATTAAATACGTAGCTGCCAGTATCAATAAAAGATTCAATGTCGCCAGCAGCAACACCATCGGAAGCCATTGAAACGAATTCATTTTTGCTATCCTTAATTACTTGAGATAAAAAGTCCATAGGTTATGAAAAGAAACTGAGTAGTGAAACTTTGCGTTCGGCGTCCCATCCGATACATTCTAGCACATTCCTGAGCGGATCGTAGAACGACTTCTCAAATTGTAATGTGTAGTCAACGTATTTGTCAAGATTAAATTCTTTAGGGATACTACCAAAGAAACTAATAACATTTTCGTTGATGGGATTTGGGAGCTTTAAATAAATGAATTTTACTTTTTCGCCCTCTTGAATGAGAGCGTGCTTATGAGTAAGTTTATACTTGCTAAGGTAGTGATTATACAGTAATGCACCTCGCACTGCAATAGGTGTACCCTTCTTATAAATGTCTGCATTACTTTTATACTTGTCGAGACCATTGCAACCTCTTGGAAAAGCGACGTTTAAATAATCTTGCTGTTTGGTTTCTTCCTTAACTTCTTCAATAAAGTTAAGGACATCTTCATTTGTTTTGTTGATGATAATTGTATATGCCT